ATTTAATTATTGAAGGAGAATACAAGGAGATTACAAATGAGTAAGCTTCAGTTTATGGTAGGGCCACCAGGTACAGGTAAAACCTCAAAATTTATAACCGGTAAATATACAGAGTTATTAAACAAGTTTGACTATAAAAGAATAATAGTTCTATCACATACTAACGTTGCAGCTGATGAAATAAAAGATGAGATATTAAAATTACCAGAAATGCAGGGTATAACAAAGAAAGCGTTAGAACATAACATATGTACAATACATCATTACTGTAAAAACAAAGCAACAATTGGAGAGCATGTTCTTGATTATGATGATTATAAAAATCTATGTAGAATAGATTCTATTTTTCAAAGACACAAAGTTTCTCAATCACAATTTGATAACAGAGAGCATGGATATTTTAAATTTGTAAGAGAGGCATATGGTTTTGACAGATCTTTAAAAGAGCATTGGAAGAAGTCTGATAAAAAATACAATGGCTATTCCATAACAGACATAGAATCAATGTTATCAATCGTAGATGAATATAACAAGTCAAACGGTAAATTAGATTTTCATGATATGATTAAAAGGTTTATAGATAAAGCTGTAGAGCCAGACATAGATGCTTTGATAGTAGATGAGGCACAAGACAGTAATAAGACACAGAAGATAGCATTAGATAAGATAGCAACCAAAGCAAAAGAGTATTGGTTTGTTGGTGATCCTGATCAAACTATATTTGAATGGGCAGGCGCAGACGCACATGAGTTTTATAATTTGTCAAAAGGTGCAGAAGAATTAGAACAAGGTCACAGATGTAGTAAAACCATAAACAGTTTATGTAAAAGAATCATAGCTCCAATATGGAATCATTACGGAACTCACAGGATATGGAAACCTACAGATGTAGTAGGCAATCATTATCATCTACCTAGTTTACAAAAAAATTGTAGTGCTATGGAAATTTTATTAGATAAAATAAAAAATACTAAAGAGACTTTTTTATTTACCTATCGTCAAAAGCCATCAGATGCATGGGTCAAAAATTTTTTTAAGCAACACGGGATAGAGTTTGCACACGTAGGGAACACGGCTCACGTACCAAAAAAAGAATTAAGATGTCACAAATTGTGGCCAGAGTTTGCTAAAGGCAAACCTATGTCATTAAGACAGATAAAAGATTTTTGGCAGTATATGGGCAGTAAAGTAATAGTCCATGGCAGAAATGAAGAGAGTTTTGATGCGTGGATAGATAGAGAGTATACTATTTATTATCTTATAGATAATAAATATTTAAAAGAAACCGCAACAAATCAGATAGATTTTTCATTGATAAGAACTAAAACAGAAGAAGAAAGAATACTTTATATTAAAAAGATTTTAAGAAATGGTTGTGATCTAGAGGGAGATGTTAGAGTCAAATATGCAAACATACATACAGTAAAAGGTTTGACGTTTGACAATGTTATAGTCGATGACACTAGATTTAGACCAGAAGATTATTTTAGTCAGTTAAGATTAAAATATGTAGCTTACAGTCGAGGTAGATTTGATTGTTGGACAATAGCATCACAAGATAAATATAAATTAGGAGTAAGATGACAGACAGTAGTATATTTAAAGGAACAGGATACAGATCATTAGACAAACAGCATGGCGGAAAACACTACCGATCTTTTAAGATTCAACCTGCGGAGTTTATAAACGAGAATAAATTGCTTTTTGCGGAGGGTAATGCTATAAAATACATATGCAGACACTCTGCGAAGGGAAAAGAGGAAGATATAAAGAAAGCGATACATTATTTAGAAATGATATTGGAAAGAGATTATAATGTGTAAACATCCGATTGATTTAGATCTTAAAGATATAAATACAGTTGCGGTCGATATAGAAACATACGATCCTAATCTTAAAACAAAAGGGTTAGGTGCTATACGAGGTGATGGTTTCATATGTGGTATAGCAGTTGCAACAGGAAAAGAGACAGCTTATTTTCCATTACGTCATTCAGATATATTTATAGATTACAAAAGAGATGAGAAGATATGGAGCGCCCTTAATGATAGGATATTCCAAAACGAAAACATTACAAAAGTATTTCACAATGCAATGTATGACGTGTGTTGGATCAGAGCTGTAACAGGCATGACTATGAAAGGTAGAATCGTTGATACAATGATAGCTGCATCTGTTATTGATGAGAATAGATTTAAATATTCACTCGATGCATTATCAAAAGATTACCTAGATGAAAGTAAATACAAATATGATTTACAACAGAAAACATTAGAATGGTCTGGTGGGACCGTAAAAGATCCAATGACTAACATGCATAAGTTACCTGCATCAATAGTAAAAGAATATGCAAAGCAAGATGTAGACTTAACTTTTAAATTATGGAACTTATTTAATAAAAAAATTGATGAAGTATTATACACAAAAGATGACGGAGAGCAAAAAACTTGTAGACAAATATTTGAATTAGAAACAAAATTATTTTTATGTTTAGTTGACATGAAATTTAAAGGCGTTAGAATTGATGTCGAAAAAGCTACAGCATTTGGTAAGCATTTAAAAAAGAGAAGAGACCAAATTGTAAAAGCAATAGAAAGCATTACAACAATTAAAGTAGATATCTGGGCAGCCGCATCTATAAAAAATTTATTAGATCACCTGTGTATAAAAGATTACAAGGTCACTCCTAAATCTAAGATGCCACAATTACCAAAAGATTATTTAAAAACACACAACAACAAATGTTTACGTATGATTGCAAAAGCAAGAGAATACGACAAAGCAGTAAATACTTTTATCGATGGGTTACTTGGATATGTGCATGAAGGCAGAATACATGCAGATATAAATCAAATTAGATCAGATTCGGGCGGCACAGTTACGGGTAGGTTTTCTATGAGTAACCCTAACCTACAACAGATTCCATCGAAAGGATTTATTGGTAAGAAGATGAGAGAACTATTTATACCTGATGAAGGTTATAAGTGGGGTAGCTTTGATTACTCACAACAAGAGCCACGTATTGTAGTGCATTATGCTATAAAATTAGGTCTACCAGGCACAGAGACGTTGCAAGAAGAATTTGACAAGGATGATGCTGATTTCCATCAAATAGTCGCTGAGATGGCTAATATCTCCAGGAAACAAGCAAAAACAATCAACCTAGGTCTTTTCTATGGCATGGGTAAGATAAAATTACAGAAAGAGTTAGGTCTTGATCAATCAAAAGCAAGAGCACTATTTAATGAATATCATAGCAGAGTGCCTTTTGTTAGAGACTTATCTCAACAGCTAATACAATTTGCAAAAGAGAATAGATTATTATTTACATTACACGATAGATTCTGCAGGTTTGATAAGTGGGAGACAACAAACAAAGAATGGAATCCTGAAACAAATAGATTTAATGAAGTGCCTTTGTATACTGAAGCACAAGCACGAGAAGCATTTAAGGCTGAGATGTTAGATAAATTTAAAGAAAATAAAATAGATCCAAACTACATGGATTATTTTAATAGATACTATACGCCAGCATTCACTTACAAAGCTTTGAATAGATTGATACAAGGGTCCGCTGCAGATATGACAAAGAAGGCCATGGTAGATCTTTATGAAAAAGGTATAATACCTCACATACAAATTCACGATGAACTTTGTTTTTCGACCACGGACCACGAATCAGAAATGATTAGAGAAACTATGGAACAAACTATACCACTCGAGGTTAAGAACAAAGTGGACTATGAATCTGGCCCAAATTGGGGTACAATTAAATGAGGATAAATTATGGCATATTTAAACGCAAACATACCACCAATCTATGCACAGATAAGAAGGGAATATTTATATGATTGTAAAAAACATCACGGAGAAGTTGAAGACTGTATTGTCTTTGGTCTTAGCTGTATTACAGGTCGTGCTATCTTATGGCATGCTATTATGGAAAACGGCGCAGTCTTTTATCGTCTCCCAATTACGGCTTTTATTCAACGTGATTATGACCCCGGAACTGTTCCCACCAAAAGACTTGATGAACTGGAGCTTTGGAATTCTTTTAGTTATTATCCTGCTGTCAATTGTTGGGATATTTTAAGTGACCAACACGGAAAATATATAGGTAAAGATAAAAAGTGGCACGAAGGTAAATATTTATTTACCGTTGACTGGGCACACCCAGATGCTAATATACTTGACACGGAACATTCCGAAATACCGCACGAACACAAGTGCGCTCACATAATTGCATTAGATGATGGCAACTATGCAGCACAACCAAACAATAGATGTATATGGGACCTACCTTCTTTCACAGTGAAAGATAATATTCCTGATTGGAAGGTACAGACAAATGAATGGAATGTAGAAGACACAGGTCAATGGAAAACAGAAGACACTGATAATTTCTTTTACGAAATAGAGGAGAAGAAAAATGATTGATAAAATAAAAAGTAAGGCAATGCATTACTGGTCAAACCACAAGATCGAGTCTATCGTGTTTGTAGTTTTAGTAATAGCTTTGATTATTAAGTAATGAATTTAGCAGATTTATTAAAAAAGAATTTTGTATTAGTTCCGGTTGTAGCATCAGTTCTAGTCGGAACTTTTACTGGTGTTCGTTAT